GTTGTGCCACTCCTCCATCAGCGACTGGCAGAGCATGAGTGGTAAAACCATTCGCATTGAGGAGAAGGAGTGCCATAAATCGTGCCTTCAACACCTCACCATTCGCGACATCGAAGCGAAGACTAGGGAGGCATCATGAAACCTGTCAAGATCGTCGTGAACGACGACTGGGGGTTCGTGGACGTAGGCGAAGGGTATCTCATGTGTATCGGCACAAGGGACGCAGTGGAACGGGCCGATGCCGAGACACTCTCCCTGATGTTGAGAGATGCCATCGCGCAAAACGCGTTCAAGAATCTCAACTGGAAGAAGGTCGCGGTGAATTGATGACCACTAAGTGCATCGCTTGCGGACGAGAGTGGAAGCCACGGGACTGGAGATATTTCATTTCAGTCTGTGGAGTGTGCGCGAAAAAAATCCTAGCACAGATGGAACGACAAATGAGTCCCCTCTTGCTAGAAAAAAAGTCCTCCAAATAGGGGGCAGATAGCTAGACCTTTCGGTATCCGAAAACCCTCTAGCTATTTTGAACTGTGGTATAATTTATATATATAATGAAAAAATTTCAATTTAAAAAACGAGGCGGATTTTTAAAACATAAAACTAAACTTCGGAAGAAATCAAAGTTAGAATTTAGGAAATTGAAGGACCAACTTTGGGAACTGTGTAAGAAATTGACTAGAAGACAGTTTGGAAACGCTTGCTACACCTGTGGGTATATGCCCCTAGAAGGCTCAAATTGGCACACAGGGCACTTTATTGCATCAAGTATATGTTCTACCGAGCTTCGGTATGATTTGCGCAATTTACGCCCCCAGTGCCGAAATTGTAATTTTTGGAGAAGTGGGGACTGGGTAGTATACGAGGCTCGGCTGGTAAGTGAACATGGGGAAGACTATGTAAAAGAACTAAAAACTAGGAATATAAAAACGAAAGGGTTAAAGTACGATTCTTTGTGGTATCTTGACAAGATTGCGGAATATGCTACACTATTAAAAGCCGAACCTACAACTGATTAGGTAGGCGACCAATTTGGAATAAAGCACGAAGCGGGGCTAAATACCTCGCTTTTTGTCTTCTAAAAGAGTAAAGCTAGCTGACTGCGTCAGCAGTCTAGAATAGGGGGTTGCTTATGGATTTATAAACTTGTTTAAATAATTTTCATTTTTTCTAATTGTTTCAAGGCGGTTTTCCCAATTTCGGTGTCAGCTTTTACTTCCAGTAAAACTACATTCCAACTACAAGCCCCATATTCTTTATCCACATAAATTACTTCACTTCGTAGTGGAATTGGCAAGTTTGCATATATTTTCAAAAATCTTTCTTTCATAACATATTATTTATTGGTAAAGGTTTTGATGTGTTTTTTTAATGCTTTCACTATTGGATTTATTGGACGATTACACGAGTTTTTATCTCTTAAATGAACTTGGCATTGAAAATAACCCCACCCATCATTATCTCTAGCAAATAAATCATCTTTTTTGTAGCACTCTTGTTCGTCTTTCATATTATTAACTACTAAATCTGCAACGACTCTATGTTTTTAATAAATCAACTTTCAACCTTTTTATTTTACAACTAGAGCATCTATCAAAATACTTATTTTTAATATGCCCAGCACTTTTCCAATCGTGATGACATTTTCCTTTTTCTCTTCTTTTATATATTCCCTTTGGCATATTATTAACTACTTTTAATCTCTTCCCATTTATTTTCTTCGGCATTGAACCATTTATCGTTTTGTGTATCAATTAAAAAATCATATCTGCCGTCTTTCATCATAGCCAAATCTTCGCGGGTAATTTCATTTTTGCCCCAGATAATATTATTACTTAGAGTTCGTATGTATTTATACTTCATAGATTTATTAACTACTTACTTTTAATAAATCGTTGTCTTTTAATTTCTTTTTCAGCCAACTTTCTTTCCTTTGTTTTTTCACTAGCCGTCTTTTTTGGCTTCAAAGGTTTTGCCTTGTTCTTTTCTGTTCTTGATTTTTGTTCCGCAGAGTGTTGCGGTGTTCTATGATATCTGTGTCCCAAAATTATTCTTTTAATACTGACAATAATTCCTGAAAAATTGGAATCATTCGTTTCTCTTCTTCACGACCTCTGGGGTGATGAAAGGCACAAAGTGTAATGCCATTTGTTAATATATATCTTAATTCTGGGTATTCAATCCAGTTAAAAATATGATGTGATTCCAGCCGACCGCTACAATCATCATTAAATAATCTACATTTCCAACCATCTCTATTTTTAATAGAAAACATCCACTCTCTATATTGTCCATCAAGATGTTTCTTTTCTGATTTTTTTAATTTCGTTCTATCTTTAATCCACTGGTAAGATTTTTCTTTTGTTCTTTTACCTATTGAATTCATACTTATATTTTTTCTTGTTTCTGTTGATACAAGATGTCCTTTGTTTTTTTTACTTATTTTATTTTTTGTTTCCTCGGACATTTTTTTATTTAGATTATGTCTTGAATGGTTTTCACTAATTTTTCTTTTGTGTTTATCTGAAAATGGCGGTAATTTATAACCAGATTTCCCTTTGTTCCACGGAATGTTACCTTTTTTAAATTTGTATCTGTGTCCCATATATTATTAACTACTTTTAAGGAGGGAGTTCCCCCAAAACCGCTACTTAACTATTTAAGGAATAGACTTCCCTAAAAGTTGTCTGGTAATATATCACTTTCTAGTGTCATATTTTTTGCTAGATCTTCTAATTCTTTTTTCACGGCGAATTCTTTGCGACCCATAAGTTTATTTGCTTTGCTTAATTTATCTTGAAGTATAGCATATTTTGCAGGATGTTCTTTATAGATAACCGCACCATATTCATTTAATGCACCTTCGTCTGTAAGCCATTTTGTGATATCGTCAATTTTATTTCCGTCATTGTATTTTTCTTTTAAGAGATTATTCAAAGCCCACAATTCTGTATTTGTGTATTCAGGATATTGATATTCTTCTTTTTCTTCTTGTTGTGTATTGTAGTATTTTTTCATATAAATAATGGATTTTGACCTAATTTTAATTCTAAGACCTTTTTACAAGTTTCAATATCTGTTTCACCTGTATGATATTGCTTACCTAATTCTTTTGAGATAATTTGATATAAAGTTTTTCTACCTATTTGTTTTGATTTCCATAAAGGATCAATCTTTGCGTGAACTTTTCTACGCCAATCCCGTAATTCCTTGTTAGCCATCACTCCTAAAGCGTTTCTGGTATTTTGATGACAACCAACATAAGCATCGCACGGCTTGCAGTAGTAGCACATATACGACTTCCCATAATTTTTGCCATATATTTCTTTATTCTCGCACCACCGTGCTTCTTTTTTACAATAAGGGCATTGCATTAGTATCTTACCTTAAAGGCATTTATATTATTAGCTGATAATGCGAATGATAATTTGACTTTGTCTTCCTCTCTTGTTTTTCGGTTATCAAACCAATCTTGAAATAACTTTTCTATTCCATCAGGTGTTAGTTCGTGGGGCTTGTTTATAGCGTTTAGGACAATGAAATAGCTTTTAGGTGTGGCTATAGGACGTTTAGAGTATTTAGTAGCCATTTTATCAAAAAGTAAGGCAAGGCGTATAGCTTCCTTGTTCTTATTTTCTTTAATAGGTTGTTCTCTAGTTTCCCCTGTTTCGTAGTCTATTGTATTTTCTTTGTATTTCATTTTAGTGTTCACAACCACTTTAGTGGTGTTTCTTTTGTTTTCTTTCTTTCTTTTGTATGTATACCCGCCTTTACCACTTTCGGTATACCCGCCTTTACCGAATATATTACTAGACTTTACTAGTATACCCGCATTTACTACCCAAGTTTCCCAGTCTTTATTAAATCCAAGTAGTATACCCCGCTTTACTAGTAATTTTCTTGTTAATAAATTTTTTAAGGATTTTACGACTGTTACCCTTGATAACTCGGTTTCTTTCTCAAATTGTGTTAAACTTATTCTATCTTCCTTTTTATGAAAACCATAAGTTTTTCTAATAACACACATCAATAAGTCTTTTTCGGAAGGTGGTATACGCAACTTTACTAGGTGTTCCCAAATTTCGTTAGCAAGTATAGTATATCCATTTTTAACTTGTGGACTAGCCATATCATTATATTTCCAGCGAAAAGGGAGCATCCGACTGGATATAGCTTTTGACGGCTAAATCGGATACTCCCTGCTCGCAATAAATTATTAAATTATTATTCGCTATATCCATACCTACATCCTACCAGATTAAAAATATCTTTGCAAGTAATTATGGGGATAACTCTGCTTGTGCTAATTGTATGCATATGATACACTACTTCTAGTGCAATATCCAAAGCCAATTAAATATCTTTGTCATAGATACTGGAGAGGCACAAGTCATATAGGAAACTGGTATTACAAGCAATGGTATATGCGAAAGATAGCCAAGCCACTAGGATTAAAAAGTTATAGATATTTTATTGCAAAGAAAAGAAGAATAAACAAAAGACACCAACGAGGACTTTATGGAAATAGAATTTTACATATGAAACCTTTTAGAAAAAAACTAACTTGCGACCATTGCGGAATATGCCAAAGAAGTTTCGGCGAGAAAGATACAATAACACTTGACCACATTCTACCAAAAGAAAAATATCCCCAACTAGTTTACGACATAAGAAATATGCAATTAGCCCACGATAGATGTAATAGCTTAAAAGGAAATAATTTATGAGAATACGAGCAAGGTTGATAACTAAAAACTACGAGTTAGAAGAAAGGAGAAAAAAACTTGGCTACTCTCAACAAGACTTTGCGGATATTGTAGGTATTCCAATAAATGTTTATCAAAGAATAGAACAGATAAAACAAAAACCTACAGAAGAACAAGCAGTATCAATGGCGTTAGAATTAAAAGTTTCAAAAGATATTTTATTCCCGCAAGGATACGAAAAGATAATAGATATATTTAATACTCAATTTGAAAGAATAGCAGATTATACACCACCTTTATTACAAGTAGACGAACAATTATTATTAGAACAAGCAGACGCAAGATTTACAGTAGGAAAGATGTTAAAAGATTTGCCCGAAAGAGAAAGAAATTTAATTGAAATGAGATATGGGTTAAAAGATAAAGAACCAAAAACATTAGATGAAGTGGCTAGAAATATGGGCGTAACGAGAGAGAGAATAAGGCAGATAGAAGCAAAAGCACACGAACTAATTAGAAGTAAATATAAAGCAGAACAATTATGAATGCAATTTATGAATACAAAGTAATACAAATTACTACTGGGGAAAATAAAGATAAATTGGAAGGATTTTTAGATAGTTGGGGAGCAATCGGTTGGGAATTATGTCATTGGGAAAGATATATAGATGCAAGTGTATATGTATTTAAGAGATTAAAAGATAAAGAATATTAAAATGAAAACAAAAAATAAAAGAATACCACTATCAATGATACGACTTTACAAGTTAGCCCAAAAATTCGCGAAAGATAAAAAACAAGCGGAAGAAGTCGCCTCTTATTTAAAGTATGTATTTGAACACAAAAACGACACCCTCTAACCCCCTAGAAACAAAGTAAATACCCTAGTATGGGGAGGTGGGGATAACTTTGCTTGCGGTTAATTAAATAATATGATAATATATTGGTATTATAAATTAAGGTGAAAAAAATCATTATGTGTTTAATTATACCAGTTTTTGTTTTTATAGTCGTTGTAGTATTAATAGTTAATTTTAGTGAAAAAAGATAATGTTTAATTATTTCAAGCAAGGTGAGTATGGAGTCAAGTTAGATACTCCAAAAGTGGTGTTGCATAGCATTGTTTTATTGTTTGGTTTAATGTTTATATTTGGTTCGTTTGGAACTATCGGCGCTGGTGAGCGTGGAGTTAAAACTCGTCTTGGTGCGATAGTCGGAACGAAAGAGCCAGGTCTATATTTCAAACTCCCATTCGTTGAAGATGTGGTTGCAATGGAAGTGAAGACCCGAACTATCAATTACGATAAAAATGGACACGAGGGCGACACACTAGATTCTTCTCAATTATCAGGTGCTTCTAAAGATTTACAGGATGTGGCTATCGGGGTAGTAGTAAATTATCACATTGACCCAACAAAGGTATCAGATATTTATGCACAATATCGTTCAGTAGAAAACTATGAAGTTAATGTTATTGAGCCAGCTATTCGTGAAGTAGTTAAATCAACATCAGCACTTTACACCGCAGAAGAATTGGTTACGAAACGAGCAGATTATAGCGATAAAGTTAATTTAATCCTTACAGATAGACTGGGTGCTAAATTTGCAATACTGGAAAGATTTAATGTTACAAACTTTGAGTTTTCTCAGGCATTTACTCAAGCCATTGAAAGTAAAGTAACCGCAGTTCAAAAGGCAGAGGCGGCTAAAAACAAACTAGAGCAGATTAAGTTTGAAGCTCAACAAACGATTGAAACAGCAAAAGCCACAGCAGAGGCAATTAGAATTCAAGCCCAAGCCGTAAACTCACAAGGTGGGGCAGATTATGTTCAATTACAAGCAGTATCAAAGTGGAACGGAATATTGCCTATTCAAATGATTCCGGGAGGAACTGTGCCATTTATAAATCTAAAAAACTAATGACTTACGAAACATTCTACAAAGAATACGAAAAGCTGAAAAGAAAAGCCCAAGCAGTAAATAAAAAAAGCAAGAAGTGGTATATCATTGTTAGCACTAGAATTGTAAAAAAATGAAAGAAAAAATCTGCCAAAAATGTAAATACAAATGGACACCCCGTGTAGAAGAACCCCGGGCTTGTCCAGCTTGCAAAACTTATATCAAAACTCCTAATGCACCAAATAAATGAAATATTAAAAGATAAGAAGTTCCAAGTAAAGAAGCCACACAAGAACGAAGAACGGCTAATACTCATTGATAGACTTTCTACTATTACAGGTTGGGCGAAAAAAAGTATTCATTTCCAAACAATAAAGTTTCCCGACAGTTGGCTCTACGACATAATCCAATACTGTGAGCATTTTAGTAATCCAAAACTTCGCAACCAAAAACTAAAAGAATTTATTACCAAGTCAAAACAAGGATAGCTGGGGATAAACTACGGTCTTTCCTGGCTTGACTTTTACTTACGCTTGCGATAAACTATTTATATGAAAAAGAAACTAGGAAGGGGACACGCTCGCTGGGCAGGCATATCCAAGAAAGATCGCTCTAAAGAAATGTCCAAGGTAGCAAAAGGACTATGGAAGAAGATAAGGGAGGGCAAATTGACAACACAAGCGTAAACGTGGTATAAGTGCAAGATGTGGATAACTACGCTTGCGTAAAGGAAAGGTTAATGATAATGTATGTAGGTAAGGGCAACCTTACACATATCGGAGCTAGGGGGATGAGCGGTAAAGAGGTTTCGACTTTGATACACGCAACACTCCCCCAAAACCCCGAACTTATCAATCTAACAAAAACATTATGAAAATATTTTATTTAGGCAAAGAGGTTCGCGATTCACAAGGGCGTTTCAGCTCTTTATGGAAAAAGACAAAGTGGTTTCTAAAAAGAGTGGCAATAGGCGTAGTAACAATATTCTTTTTAGCAAGTATTTATGTAGCGGGAGGATATGGTAATCCGGTTGTTAAAGCGGAGTTAATTAAGAGTGAATTTCCTCCAATACTTACGAGGATAGCGAAGTGTGAAAGCCCAACAGGACATTGGAAGAATGGTCAAGTAATAATAAATATAAATAATAATGGTTCTTATGATCAAGGTAAATATCAGATAAATTCCATTTGGAATAAGAAAGCAACAGAGATGCAGTTAAACCTAACTATAGAAACTGATAATGAGAAGTTTGCTGAGTTTCTATATGCCACCCGTGGGACAGGTGATTGGTCGAGTTCAGCTAAATGTTGGCAGAAATAAGATGTCAAAACTTACATTTGAGGAAAATGAAATAATGGGTATCACCGAAGAAGAGTTGGCCGAACTTAAAAGAGTAGCCGAAGAAGTATATGGAAAACAAAATATTGAAGTTAATACTAAATAAAGACAGAGGTATGATAGGTGAACTTTCCCTTGACCTCTACGAGATGGACTTACTAACCTATCCCCTACCTCAAAGTGCATTATCGAGTTGGAGTAAATTTAACCGCCTAAGGCAATTATTCAAATGATAACAAGTGAAAAAACAGAAAATAGAATTATAGTCGTAGTCGCAATATTAGCAGTAGGTTATTTCTTAATTAGAAGTCTTATATAAAATTATGCCACCAAAACCACCAAGTAGTGTAGGACAGTTCGCAAAGTTGCAAGACGGAGAAAATCGTTATCGTTTTTTATCAGAAGTAGTTTATGGTTGGGAAGGTTGGAAAGACAAAAAGCCTTTTCGCCACGAAGGAATGGAGTGCAAGATTAAGCCTGAGGATGTAGATAAGAATAGCTATGGCAACCTTGCTATTAGTTTCTTTTGGGCGGCAGTAGTTTGGAATTACAAAGAAAAGAAAATTCAAGTGTTGTCGCTTACTCAAAAAACCATCATGGACGTGTTGTATGACTACACTCAACAAGAAGAATTTGGAGACTTAAAAGGTTATGACATTAAAATCAACAGAAATAAGGAGGGCGACAAAGTAACATACATAACTACCGCCATGCCACCAAAACCAGTAGCCAAAGAAATAGCTGAACTATACGCAGGTACTGATGTAAATCTAAAAGCTATTTTCCGAGGCGAATACCCAATGGGCAACCATCAAGACCCTATACCCGAGGAAGATGTGCCGTTTTAAAGCCCCACGAGCCCTATGGTAAAGAGTAAACGAGAAAAACAAGTAAGTGTTAAACAAAGAACAAACTCTCAAAATAGGGCATTGTGGAAGGGATTAACCTTATTAGCCAATGAGATGAACGCCAAAGGACTAGATATTAGAAAAGTATTGAAACCTACATACGAGATTTGGTGGACGAAAGATATGGTACACGACCACCTATGGCTACCCTTTCAAAAGATAAAGTTTGGCACAAACAGTACAACTTTTCTTCACAAACAAGGGCAAATAGACGAAATATGGGAAGACTTATTTAGAAATCTAGGTGAAAAGTTTGGAATAGAATATATAGACTTTCCAGTAGACGAGCAAAAGCAATACGAGAAACATAATCACGGAACGTACCAACAATGAACACCAAGACACAACTCCAATGGACAAAAGATAGACTTCTGTATGACGGCGAAGTATCTCGTAACGCCGCCTTGCAAATGTATATCACTCGGCTCGGCGCACGAATCAACGATCTCAAAAATGTAGGATGGGAAATAAATGGTAAGTGGGTAAAGACTGAACAAGGGAAAGATTTTGTCTACTATCTTGTTTCCTCACCTTTAAAGAAAGTAACTTACCATGTGCCGGAATTAAATAAAACTATTGATTTATTTCAATGAAACCTATCAGCCACAAAACACTATTAAGAAAATCCCGCAACTACCGCAACGAGCAAGCAATCAGGAAACTTGCCGCTCACGAGAGCTTAAAAGAATGGTCGAAAACTGATACAATACCTATACCGAAAGTACCCAAACAAAACTTAACGCCTGGCTTATGGTATTTTATTAGACAACTAGCGCCATAGCCTCCTTATGACAAAAAACAAGTTAAGGATAGTTTTGTACCTAATTTCGGCTATACTTATTATTCTAATAGTGTTAATATAGTTTCAATGCAACTCGAAGATTTTGTTCGTGTCGTAAATAACTACTACAATTCCAAGGGACTTGACTCTGATATAAATCGCATTGTGTTAGACCAAGAAGTTGTCAACTATGTTGCTTTGGCCCAACAGAACCCACTACCCAAATATAAAGTTGCTTTGGTATTTACCTGTTTGAACCCTCTTTACTGGGAGTTTGCTCCAGAGATGGTTAAAGGAGCTAAACAATTTTTTCTTCCAGGTCATAAAACAGACTTTTTCTTTTGGACTGATATACCCGAAAACCCTGATGAAATAAGGACAAAAATGATGTCCACTTTTCAGAATATACTTCAACAATTTGGGGCAAATCCGAATGACCAAAATCTTTTAAATTTAGATGTAACAATTAAAGGTAAAAATATGAATTTCCCGAATATGATTAAGAGTGTTCAAGAACTTCGTAAAATGGAAGGAGTAAATATTATACCAACTGAACCAATAGACTGGCCTATGCCTACTCTCTTACGCTATCACTTATTTTTGCAACAAGAGGAGAAGTTAAAGGAATATGATTACATAGCATATTGTGACATCGACATGAAATGGGTTGGAGTCTGTGGAGATGAAATTTTACCTAAAAGTGGATTATTTGCCGCCCCTCATCCTGGCTATTATCTTCCGAAAGAACTTTATCCACCCTACGAGCCAAATGAACTATCAACAGCATATATTAAAAGACCTGGGAGAGTGATAACTGAAGATGGCAAACGAAGATTTAGACCCGAATACTACGCGGGTGGTTTTCAGGGGGGTAAATCTAGACCATTTATAGAAGCCATGAAGCGTATGAGAGACAGAATAGACATTGATAGAAAAAATGGGTATACCGCAATCTGGAACGATGAGTCGCATTGGAATTTTGAGTTATCTGAAAACCCACCAGAGATTATGTTAGACCCTGGGTATATTTATCCTGACTCATTGATTGACGATTTTTACACTAAAAAGGTTTGGTGGAGGAATTTCCAACCTAAACTAATGACTCTTACAAAGTGGTTTTCGCTTAGTCCTGAAGGAGGTCAAGCAGTGGCTAACATGACGAAAAAATGATAAGTATTGTAATTCCATCATTTAATCAACAAGACTACTTATGTGATGCAATAGAGTCGGCCATTGCCCAAAAAAATCCTTACCTAAATGTGGAGGTGATTGTAGTTGATGATGGGAGCACTGATAATTCTCTTGAAATAGCAAGAAAGTATCCTGTAAAAGTTGTCTCTCAGACTAATCGTGGTTTGAGTTCAGCAAGGAACACAGGGATTATGAATGCAAAAGGACATTATATTTTATTTTTAGATGCGGATGATATTTTATTAGAAGGGGCAATTTTAAAAATACAAAAAATAATAAAAGCAACGAACGCGGATATAGTCTCTCCATCTTTTAGAACCTTTGGCACTTCTAATCAAGAAATAATTTTGATGCCTAATCCTACCATAGAAGATTTTAAGGTTGGAAATCGGATAGCGTATTGTTCAGCGATAAAACGAGAAGCACTACTAGAAGTGGGTGGATATTCTCCTCGGATGACTTGGGGTTGGGAAGATCTCCATTTGTGGATAAACTTATTGACTAAGGGAAAGAAAATTGCTACAATACCAGAAGTATTATGGCTCTATCGCACAAAAGAAAAATCTATGTGGCTTGATTCAGTACAACACTCTGAAGAACTTACTAATCAAATTAAAAAGGATTTTCCATTTTTTTATGCGTAATATTCGGGATTTTTTTGGTGGTTTTGGTAACAGACTTTTTCAGTTTGCTTATCTATATTCCCAGGTAAAGCAAGGAAACTTACCAGATATTTATCTCCAAGACTATCGCTATTTTGACCAATATAAGCAGGAATTACAAGGGATTTTAGGGGCAGACTTGACAAAAACAGATTACATTTCACTCCATATTCGGCGAGGAGATTATATAGATAATCCTTTTTATGTTGACCTTACCCAAACTGACTACTATGAGAAGGCTATTGCCGAATTTCCTAATGAGAAGTTTCTGGTATTTTGTGCCGACCGGCAAGAAAAAAGTGATGATGTGAGTGATATGGAGTGGTGTAAGAATGTTTTTAAAGGAGGAAATTTTGAGTTCTATCAAGGACAGAATGAAATAGACGACTGGAATAAAATGGCTGGGTGTAAAAGTCAAATTATAGCTAATAGTAGTTTTTCCTTTTGGGCTTCATATATTGGGGGTGGTAAAGTGGTTGCTCCCTTGAAATGGTTTAGTGATGGTCGCGCTATTCCGTTACCAAAAGAATGGATTAAATTGTGATATAATTATTATATGAAATTACTCAAGCCTAAAAAAACTATTTGCATTACAGGTTCATTGGGCTTAGTTGGTTCAGAAGCTGTGCAGTTTTTTTTAAATAAGGATTGGAATGTTATTGGCGTTGATAATAACATGAGGTCGGAATTTTTTGGGGTAGAAAAAACCTCAAATGCTTCAACATTAAATATTGATATAAGAGATGAGGAAGTTATAAATAAACTATTTCAAGAGTATAAATTTGATGCAATCTTAAATTGTGCGGCACAACCGAGCCATGATTGGTCAAAAGATAATGCTCTTATAGATTTTAAAACGAACGCCCTCGGCACACTTATCTTATTGGAAGCCACTCGCAAATATTGCCCCGATGCAGTTTTTGTTCACATTTCTACTGATAAAGTTTATGGGGAAAACTTCAAAGTGGATAATTTAATAGAGGGGCCAACCAGGTATGACACACATTATGGCAGGGGTACTCTTGGAGAAGAGGTTAGGCTAGACAATGCCGGTAATCGTTCCTTATTTGGTTGCTCTAAAACTGCGGCTGACATATATGTTCAAGAATATGGCAATTACTTTGGAATGAAAACAGTTTGTTTTAGATGTGGGTGCATCACTGGCAAGAATCACAAAGGAGCAGAACTTCACGGCTTTATGGCTTACTTAGTAAAGTGTATTAAAGAAGGGAAAACTTATAATATCTTTGGTTATAAAGGAAAGCAGGTAAGAGACCAAATACATGTCTACGATTTAATTACAGCTTGTTATCATTTTATTAAGCACCCACAATCTGGCGCGGTATACAACATGGGCGGTGGCAGAGATAGAAGTGTCTCAATTTTAGAAGCTATTGATTTAGTTGAAGAAGCAACAGGTAAAAAGGCAGTTGTCAGTTATATTGACGAACCACGAAGAGGGGACCGAATTTGGGACATCCATTGTGTGGATAAATTTAAAAAAGACTATCCCCTATGGGACTACAGGTTTTCTTTACAAGATATTATTAAAGATTTATGTCAAAACAGGAACGAATAAGAAAAATAAAAAACTTGATTGGGATTTTTCAAAGAGAAAAGAATTATTTTAAAGTGGATAGACTTAAATTTTTACTCAAACAAACTAAAAAGATATGATTCTCCTTACTGGTAACTTAGGAAATATAGGTTCAAGACTTGCAAAAAAGTTAGACTCTTTTATTGGTATAGATACCAAAGATGGAAAGAATCTTTTAACTTGCGAATTACCAGAAAATATAGATGTAATCTATCATTTAGCGGCTCATGCTCCCGTAGAATGGTCTTGGCAAGACCCTATGCGAACTATGGAAAATTTGGTCAATACAGTTCGTTTGGTTAATCACTACCCTAATGCGAAAATAATTTTTGCTTCTACGGGAGCTTCGATTGATCCCGTGTCTCCCTATGGATTCTCTAAATGGGCTTGTAATGAATACTTAAAACGGTTTCATAAAAACGCGGTAATACTTTACTTTCCAAACATCTTCGGTTTGCCTAGAAGTGTGGTTGATCTCTTCAAAGGAAAAGACGAGGTGGTGATTTATGGAAATGGGCTTCAGACAAGAGACTATGTACATGTAGATGACATTGTATCAGGTCTTGTCAAGGCTAAAGATTGGGAAGCAGGAGAATATTTTTTAGGGAGTGGGGTACAGACTAACTTATTACAACTTGCTGAAGGTAAAATAGTTCACTTTAAGGAGGCCCGTAAGGAAGCTAGAGAGTCAGTTTTGCCTAATACCACTCCTGAAGGTTCTTGGAAGCCAATTATTAATGTAATGGATTACATAAATAATTAATTTATGATAAAAGGAATAACTTTCGGAGCGTTTGATCTTCCACACGCTGGGCATTGTTTAATGTTAGAGGAAGCCAAAAAACAATGTGATTGGCTTATTGTAGGACTTCAGAATGACCCCAGTGAAACACCCATAGAATACAGGGGAAAGAAAAAAAACAAACCTATTCAAAGATTAGATGAGAGATACATTCAACTAAAATCCAATAGATATGTGGATGAAATAGTTACCTACAATAGCGAGAAAGATTTATATAAATTACTTTTAGATATTAAGCCAGACATTAGGATAATAGGCGCGGACTGGAATGGTAAAAATTTTACAGGACATAACTTGCCAATAAAAGTATTTTTTAATAGTCGTAACCACTCTTATAGTACAACTGAGTTGCGTAACAGAATAAAAAATGCCAATTAACCCAAAAATAACTTGCTTTTCATATTGTGGGTGATATACTATAATATATGCCAACAGGAGTATATAAAAGAAAACTAGGAACAGGTAAAGGTGTATTTGGTAAATATACTAGAACTTTAGATATTAGAAAAAAAATGAGTAAATCTCATAAGGAGAATCCTACTAGATATTGGCTTGGTAAAAAAATTCCTAAAGAGATAGTAGAACGCATAAAAGAAACTAAATTAAAAAATGGGAAAGAAGGTAATAAAAACTACTTCAAGGTGCATGTATTTAAGGGTGAAGAACACAGATTATGGAAGGGTGATAAGGTAAGTTATATACCACTACACCAATGGCTTTATAGAGAACTAGGTCAACCAGAAATTTGTGAATATTGTGGTAAAACAGGGTTAAAGGGGAAACAAATACACTGGGCTAACAAAAGCAAGAAATATAAAAGAGACTTAGAAGATTGGCTTAGATTATGTGCTAAGTGCCATTATCATTATGACAGAGACTAAAAATCCTAAGGTGAGTTTGGTTCTCCCAATACACGACATGAAAAACGGAGCTTTCTTTTTATGGAGAGCTGTAAACTCTATCATGGAGCAGACTTTTAAAGATTATGAAATTATAATCACGAAGGAGGGTTCTATGCCAGTAAATACGAATATAGGAATAGAAAAATCAAGAGGAGAGTTAATTAAGATACTTTACATGGATGATTATTTCACAGATAAAACTGCTTTGGAAGAAATGGTTAAAAATTTTACAGAAAGAGATAGCTGGATGATTGTTGGAACAAACGACAACGAAAATCCCGAATGGACAGATGATATAGAAACTGGAAATAATAAACTTGGTTCGCCTTCTGCTCTAATGATGCGAGGGACAGATAGGTTGTTATTTGATGAAAAGTTATCTTGGTTGCTTGATGTGGATTTGTATAAAAGAATGGAACATTATTGTGGACTTCCAAAGATATTGAAAGGCAATTATATCACGATAGGTAAACATGACGGACAGATGACCCATCTTATGAGTGATGATTATAAGTTGAGTGAGCACGAATATGTCAGAAACAAATACAAATAAAAAGCGTGTGCTTATCACTGGTATCGCTGGTTCAATCGGTATTCATGTTTTTGCTCACATTATGCACAACACAGATTGGGAAGTTGTAGGTATTGGTAGTTTTCGTCATAAGGGACTTGTAGACAGAATAGTGGAAATAACTGAAAACCATCCAGAGTGGTTAAAGCGATTAAACATGATAACCCATGACCTTTCTGCTCCCATATCTTCTTTAACAAGAGAAAAAATAGGTAAAGTAGATTACATAATTAACTTGGCTTCTTTATCAGATGTGGAGGCAAGCATCCAGCAACCCGCAGAGTTCATTCAAAACAATGTGGCTTTGATGGTAAATATGCTGGAATATGCCAAAGAGGCGAAGCCGGAAGTGTTTATCCAGTTCTCTACTGATGAAGTTTATGGGCCAACACAAAATAAAACTGACACTTACAAAGAATGGTCGCCCCAAATTCCCTCTAACCCTTACGCGGCTTCTAAGGCGTGTCAAGAGATGATTTCTATTGCCTATTGGAGAACTTATAATGTGCCAGTAGTAATTACGAATACTATGAATAATTTTGGAGAAATGCAACAACCTTATAAGTTTCCCGTGATGATACAAAAAGCAATAGAGGCGGGAGAGGAAATAACCATACATGGAAACGAAAATGGGGATATAGGTTCTCGTTCTTATATTCATTCAAGAAATGCCACAGATGCTCTATTATTTATTCTTAAACAACCTGTCTATATACACCAACCTGCAAAAGCAGACAGACCCGACAGATATAATATCGTTGGTGATAAACAACTAGATAATTTGGAGTTAGCTCAACTTATAGCTCGTCTTATGGGTAAAGAGTTGAAATATAAACTTGTTAACTTCCATAAAACCAGAATGGGGCATGACCCGCACTATGGGCTTGATGACTCAAAGTTAAAAGAAATGGGTTGGAGGTCGCCAGTGTCATTTGAAGATAGTCTGAAATCCACTATTGAATGGCAAACCAGCCATCCAAATTGGATTTCTAAAAATCATATATGAAAATAAAATATAAATTTGACGGGCGTTATGGAGGGGCACTCACTGATGAACGTGAAATGAAAGCAATTATAAAGTCGATTTACAAGTCTAATAAGACAGGAAATTGGCAAGCTGGACCTGAAGCCACTAAAATGGAACACGAAGCTGCTAAATTCCTTGGCGTAAAATATGGAATCCTCACCACTTCTGGTTCTTGCGCGGGTTTGCTTGCGCTTCAGTCATTGGAACTTGAGAAAGGCAGCGAAGTCATCATTAGCGCGGTTACTTTTCCGACCATTTTCAACATTATTTTACAATGTGGGCTTGTTCCTGTTGTGGTTGATGCCAAGATAGGCATCTACAACTTTGATGTAGATGAGGTCGAACGTGCGATTACAAAGAAAACTAAAGCAATAATAGCCGTTCATGCAGTGGGCAATCCATGTGATATGCCAAGACTAATGAAAGTGGCTAAGAAATATAATGTCAAAGTCATCGAAGACAATTGTGATGGTTGGGGTTCTACCATTAAAGGACAAAAAGTCGGTAGTTTTGGACACGTCTCTATTACCTCATTTCATGCGGCACACATTGTCTCGATGGGTGTTGGGGGGGGCGTGTTTACGAATGACAAAAATATCGCCGAATGTGTACGAGTTTACCGCGATTGGGGTAGACAGGCAGATACTACAAAATCGAACCGATACAAGGAGCTTCCAAAAGATTATAATTCCCGTTTCATTTATGAAAAAATAGGTTATAATTTCCAAATCCTAGAACTTCAGGCGGCTATGGGAAGGGTGCAGTTGAGGAAAGCAGATGAAATAAAGAAATTAAGGCAGAAAAACTTCAATTATTTATATGAAGCATTTAGAAGTTTAAACCGAAAAAGATATTTTGAAAAAAATATAGAAGCGGAACTAATTTTGCCTTTTTTGGAATCTGCAAAAGCTGATACATGCTGGTTCTCTTTTCCATTAACTACAAATGGAAATAGAGGAAAACTTACAGCCTATCTTGAAAAACATGGTATAGAAACTCGCTCAATGTTTGCAGGAAATATCATCCGTCACAGTGCTTACAAAAATTCAAAATATAAAATTGGGCCTGACGGTCTAACCGAAGCAGATTACATACTCAAACATTCATTCTGGATAACTCTACATCCCCGCCTCAAAAAAAGTGATTTAGATTATATTATTAAAATATTCAGGGATTACTACGAATGTTAGAGCTACCACAAATCACTCTCATAGCACTCGGTACTAAAAACGTGGAAGGCATGTATAACGCCCTCCAACAGAGTCAAAAAGGTATAAAGTGGGGGGCAGTAAAACTCATTACCGAGATGCAATGCAATACCATAGACGAATGGAATCACGCTATTATATTTGATTTACGAAGATTTGTAGATACTGACTTCTGTATGCTTATACACCCCGATGGCTTTGTGGTTAATCCTGAAAGTTGGCGAGAGGAGTTTTTGTATTACGACTATATTGGTGCCCCTTGGCCACTTCCGACAGACAACTATTCGTATTTAACGCCTGATGGAGAAATAGTCAGAGTAGGCAATAGCGTGAGTATACGAAGCCGAAAGATACTCAACTTGCCCTACGAATTGGAGTTTGCGTGGCGACCCTATTTTGGAAATACTAACGAAGATGGATTTCTCACTTGTCATAATCGCAGACTCTTACAGCACTTTGGTTGTAGATTTGCCCCAATAGAGACAGCTAAACATTTCAGTAGGGAAATGGAAATACCGGAGAATCAAGATATAGAAAGTCCTTTTGCGTTTCATTTACATGATACACAACCAGGTCGTAATGAGCAATACAGAGTTTTAATGGTATGAAAATTATACGGAATATAAAACCAGAGTTTATAGATGAAAGAGGAGAGATTGCGCGGATATTGGATACTCCAATACAAAGCGTTTTACTTATAACTTGCAAGGCAGGTTCAATTCGCTCTAATCACTACCACAAAAAAGACTCACACTGGTGCTATATTTTATCAGGCAAAGCCGAATGGTATCAAAGGCCGATGGAGGGAGGCAAGATAGAGATGGAAATCTTAAACGCCGGAGATATGGTTTATGATCCTCCTAATATGATCCATGCTGGGAGATTTTTAGAGGATACAGTAGAGCTGGCATTTTGCACAGAACCTCGCAATCAAGACAACTACGAGGCTGACACTATAAGAGTTAAACTTATATGAAATTTGGACTTTTGGGAACAGGAAATTGGGGAAAACATTACGCAAGATTGCTCCCAGAATATGGAGAGCTTGTCATCTTGGATAAAGAAATTGATCCAAGTGTTGACTGTGTAGTTATAGCCACTCCCGCTTCAACACATAAGGAATATATCAAAAAAGCTCTCAAAGCCGACAAACATATTTTAGTAGAGAAGCCAATGGTTTTATCAGTGGTAGACGCAGAAGAAGTTAAGAGTCTGCTGAAGAATAAAGTCTTTATGATAGCTCATCAACTTTGTTATCATGACTTTTTTAAAGAACTGATTAGCGTTGATTTAAAGTTCGTCAACTTAGTTCAGTTATACTCAAATGTCAGGCAGGATGTAAACGCCTGGTGGGATATTGCTCCGCATTTCTTTTCAGTAATTGATTTACTAAAATACGAAGGAGATTTTGATTTAATTCTTGACAACAATAGTAATAAGAAGATATGCCGTTGGGCTTTTATTGGAAATAGTGTTCGTATCATAGATGAATCTAAAAAGAAACCTCAAACTGAACCATTACGCAATGAGATTGAACACTTTATAAATTGTGTAAAAACTGGAAAAACACCCTTAACTGACATGGAACATGCATTAAGAGTAATAAGAAATATAGAAAAATATGAAACCCAATATGCAATGTAGAATATGCGCGTGCAAGGAGTTAGTGAAGTTCCTCGACTTGGGTAATCACCCTTTGGCTAACTCCTTTTTAAAAACTAAAGACCAAGGAGAAAAAACTTATCCTCTCCAAGTAGCATGGTGTAGAGAATGTAATCTTGTTCAACTGCTCCACATTGTGGACAGAGATGTGCTTTATAGAGATTATATCTATTTCTCTTCGGGGGTACTAAAATTATCTGAACATTTTAGGAAATATGCCGAAGATATGATGCAGTATGTTAAACGAGGGGATTTTATAGTTGAGGTAGCAAGCAATGATGGCATCCTTTTGAAATTCTTTAGAGATGCGGGTTTTGAAGTGCAAGGTATAGACCCAGCGATAAACATAGCGAAGATAGCTGAGCAAATGGGTGTGCCTACTATATCTGATTATTTTAGCGAAGAATTGGCTGATAAAATTAACAGGAAAGCTAAATTGATTATGGCAAACAATGTTGTGGCTCACACAGACGACCACCACGACATGATGAGAGGTGTATCTAAACTATTAGATGAAAAAGGTGTATTTATAATTGAAGCACCATATCTAGCGGATATGTTTGATAACTTGACTTACGATACAATATACCACGAACATTTATCGTATCTGGCTGTGCGTCCACTTAAATATCTTTTAGAGCAACATGGATTGGAAATATTTGAAGTAGAAGTTCACGAAATACAAGGCAGGTCATTGAGAGTGTTTGTGGGACATGAGGGAGTATTTAAGATACAATCTTCTGTCCAAGAGTACATAGACCTTGAATTAAAATTAGGATTGGATAAAATTGATGCTTATCAAGAATTAGCGGCTAGAGTTATCGCACAGAAAGCACAACTCAAAGCTCTTCTAGGAGAACTTTCAAAGACAAAGAAGATAGCAGGTTACGCGGCTTCGGCTAAAGGCAACACATTATTAAATTTCTGTGAAATAGACTGTCTTGAATATACACTTGACCACATGAAAGCAAAGCAAGGTCTTTATACTCCAGGTACTCATCTTCCTATAGTAAGTGCAGAGTATGCTTTAGAAAATCCACCTAACTACTTTTTAATGTTGGCTTGGAATTACGAGAAACAAATCTTGGCTAAAGAAAAAGAGTACAGAGACAAAGGCGGTAAGTTTATTATTCCAGTAGAGGGTATAAGAATTATATGATTTAATGATATGAATAATTCCTATTTTAAAAGGTTTTTTAGAGATAAAGAAAATAAATTGTGGGGTATAGGTAATCTTGTTTTAGATAAAATGTATGTAATTGGGCAATTAGAACCTCTTAAAGACGAAAGTTTTGGATTAACAAAGGAAGGATTAGAAATATTTATGAACACAGGTAATTGGAAAGAAGAACGATGATTTATGGAATATTTCACAAAGGAAGTGGCTTAGGCAATCAACTACACCGCTATGTAGCGACCAGAGTTTTAGCGTTGGATAAAGGATATGATTTTGGGATGATAAATCGAGAAGGATTTAAGGGCAAATCCTTTATGAATGTAGATATGGGATTATTAGAACATACTGATGGTCCAAAGGATATAATGATTTATATTAAAGAACCAGAGGGAAAGGTAATTCCTAAGTGGCGACGAGACGGAAGTCAACTGCCGTTTATTTGGGAAGAATGGGACAGAGGAGTATATGATCCTGATTTTAACTTTATACAAGACAACACCATCATAGATGGAAACTTTGAAGATGAGAGATATTTTCAACACAGATTACCTGAAATAAAAGAATGGTTAAAAACAGAACCACTGGAAATACCTAATAATGTATGTGTCATAGGTTTTAGGGGGGGGGAATACTACACTGTACCCGAGCTAGGATTACCGAAAGAATACTTTGCGGAAGCTAAAGTTTTAATGTTGCAAAGAAATATAAATATGAAATTTGAGGTGCATACAGACGACCCCAAACTGGCTAAACAATTTTTCCCCAATGATAAAATAATTAAAGATATAGCCATAAACTGGCGTTCAATGCGATACGCTAAATATGCTATAATAGCTAATAGCTCTTTTTATATTTTACCTCGTTTGCTTAATGGTGGACTGACAATCGCCCCAAGATATTTCAATCGGTATAACGTAAAACGTTGGGACTATCCGCAATCGTATTATAAATCTTTTCAATACATCTAATGCAATTTATTTTATCACGCTATGAGCATAATATGGATTGGTTAAAGGATTACCCCGAAGCCGAAGTCATCATCTATGACCGAAGCAAAGAACCAATAGAAGGTTCTATTTCTGTTAAAAATATCGGCAGTGATTGGTATGACAAATTTACTTACATCATAGACAACTACGACAATCTTCCTGTTGTGGCTATTTATGCTAAGGCAAATCTCTTTAAATATATTACCAAAGAAGAATTTGACAAAGTAAAAGATAACAAAACTTTTACTCCCTTACTTACCCAACATCACAAAGTCTATGAGCCGATTTGCAGATATAAAGATGGAATGTATGAGGAGGTAAACAACAGATACTATCTTCATCCTCACCCTTGCAAAAATGAAACGACTGAATTAGAATTGATGGTTATGCTAGGATTGAGTGATAAGAAGTATATACAGTTTGCGCCAGGTTCAAATTATATAATACCGAAAGAGAACATATTAAAACATACTAAGGAATTCTACCAGAAATTAAGGTCGTACTTAGAATGGGATAGATACCCGGGAGAATGTCAAATAATGGAGCGTGGAGCGTATTATTTATGGAAATAAAACCAAAAATTGTAGATATATTCTCGTTTGCTGGTGAAATGGATATTTTAGAAATAAGATTAAATATTTTATATAATTTTGTGGATGAATTTATTATTTGTGAATCGGACGAAACATTCACAGGTCTTAAAAAACCCTTATATTTTAAAGAGAATATAGCGAGATATGAGAAATTTCTGCCTAAGATAAAACATTTTGTCATGGCTTCTAACGACCCAATACTTACTTTAGGTGCAATGCAAAGTCCTGGTGTACCCAAAGATTTACATTGGTGGATTAGGGAGTATACGCAAAAAGAAAGCATGCGCTATGCGCTCACGCATTTAAAAGATGACGACTTAGTGTTTATAGGAGATGCAGATGAGATATGGAATCCGTTTAACATGCCTACAGAAAGATGTAAATTAGAAATGTTTGTCTATTCTTACTATCTCAATAATCGTTCAAGCGAGTGGTGGGAGGGAACATCAGTAATGCCCTATTCTTTAATTAAACAATACCCGCTAGATGATTTGAGAGCCCACGATCATCATAAACGACCAATAGAGCAGGCTCCTACATTTAAAAACAATGGTTGGCACTTTACCAACATAGGTGGGGCAGAGTTCGTTAAAAGAAAGTTGGCGAGTTATAGTCACCAAGAATTCGCTATCTCTGAAATTTTAGATGGGATTGAAGACCGGATTAAGAATAATGTTGACTTTATTGGACGAAACTTTAAATTTGGTAAAGATGAAACTGATTTACCTCAGTATTTATTGCACAATAGAGATAAATATGCTAAAATGTTCCTATGAAAACCATTAAACTTACTCAAGGAAAAGTGGCTTTGGTAGACGACACAGATTACGATTTGCTTTCTAAGTACAGTTGGTGTCTCCACACTAAAAGATATGCGTGTAGTAGAATAAATGGAAAAGTTATATTAATGCACATTTTTCTATTAGGTAAGCAAAAAGGAAAAGAAATTGACCATATTAATAGAAATAAACTAGATAATCGTAGAGAAAATTTAAGATTTGTTACTAGGTCGATTAATTGCTTCAATGTAGATATAGATAAAGCTAATAAATCGGGGTTTAAAGGGGTTTCTTGGGATAAGCGTGGAAATAAATGGCGAGCGACTATTAAATTAAATTATAAACAAGTGTATAGTTCTAGCTTTTTAACTAAAGAAGAAGCTATTATGGCTCGGCAAATGGCATTTAACAACATTATCAATATATGCTAAAATAACAACATGAAGACTTATAAACTATTACTTAAAGAAATTAAGCAAGAGAACACTTGGGGCTACCAAGATAAGGACGAAATAAAATTAGGCAAGGTTGCTTTCCCATTTAAAGGCAAGAATGACGATACAGAGTTTGATTTTAAGAAAGGTGATGAACTCTATTACCAGTATGGAACTCCCGCTAAACTCGATGGCGAGGATTATATTTTAGTAAGTTTAAGTAGTCTAGTATGGCAAAAATAATCACATTTAATGCAAAAGAGAAGCTCTTAAAGGGTATCACTAAATCAGTAGATGCTATGAAAATAACCATTGGCCCAAAAGGGCAGAATATATGCTTAACCAACGGGAACATAGTCAACGACGGCAAGCATATAGCTGAAGACATCATACTTAAAGACCCCATAGAAAACAAGGGAGCGACCAAAGTTCGTAATCTAGTGCGTAAAATCTCAACCGATGTGGGAGGTGGCAGAACCGCTTGCGCTATTTTATATAAAGATCTTTGTCAAACAGGACTGAATTTACTAGAACGTGGTTTTAACGCTAGTCTAATTAAAAAGGGCATGGATTTAGCTGTTAGAGACATTACCTCAGAGCTAGATAAAATGGCTAAGCCCGCCGGAGGACACTTGAAAGAAATTGCCTCCATCTCTACTGAAAGTGAGGAATTAGGTCAAGTTATAGCAGATACCATTGAAAAGGTGGGACTAGATAGTGTGGTGACGGTGGAAGAATCAAACACATTTGGGCTTACATCTGAAATCACTGAAGGCTTAAAGTTTGATAAAGGGTATATATCACCATATATGGTGACTAATGAACGGCTAGAAGCGGAATATAAAGATATTTCTGTCTTGATTACAGATAGGAAGATTTCTTTTTTCAAAGACTTGCAACCCATATTTGACGGATTGATTAAAAAAGGTAAAAAGGATTTACTCGTTATAGCTGAAGACTTAGAGGGCGAAGCGTTAAATGTGTGCGTAATAGCCAAATTAAAGGGACAATTTAATACTCTAGCCATCAAAACCCCAGGTGTAGGTGATAACAAGAAATTTTGCATAGAGGATTTATGCGCTTTAACTGGCGCGGAACTTTGGACAGAGCAGACTAATACCGCGAAAGAAGGAGTAAAATTCGGCAGAGCTAAAAAGGTTTTATCTAAAAAGGACTCAACTATCATTCAAGCCACTGGTGATATTAAAACTTGGATAACCATCCTTAAAACCCGCAGGGAAATGACAGAAAACAAATGGGAGCAAGACCAATTTAATGAAAGAATAGCCAAACTACAAAATGGTATAGCCGTAATTAAGGTAGGGGCAAGTAGTGAAGATGAGGTCAAATACTTAAAGTTGAAAATAGAAGATGGCGTAAATGAAACTAAGAGAGCTTTAGAAGAAGGTATTGTAATGGGTGGGAATGTGGCATTTCTTGCTTGCCAGAAACCAATGCTGAGAGAATTAAATGGGGAAGAAGTTATTTTAGGACATAAAATAGTTATGAAAGCCATTGAAGCCCCACTTAGACAAATTGTGGAAAACTCTAATGGTTCGCCTGATGTAGTAATAAATCAAATAAAACAATCAAAGAACTTGACAACAGGTTATAATTCATTAGATAATACAGTGATAGATGATATGTATAAATTAGGTATTGTGGACGCAGTGAAAGTTGTAAAAGCTGTGCTACAATACGCAGTAAATGAAGCAAGTATATTTTTGAGTATAGGGGGAGATATATCAGAAGAATTAGTAGAAACAAAATAATGCCAGAAGAACTTGTTAATCAAGCAGAAAACAAGCCATTAAGAAATGAAAAAGGACAATTATTACCAGGTAACACAGCGAATCCTAATGGCAGACCAAAAGGCAAAACTCTCAAAGAATATCAGGCAGAGCAATTTAGAGATATGTCAGATGAAGATAAAGCAGAATGGTTAAAAGACATAAGTAAAGATACAAGATGGAAAATGGGGGAAGGAAATCCTAGAAATGATGTGGAGGTTTCAGGTAATTTAACTATTGGAGAAGTATTAGATGAAATAGAAAATGAGTGACGCAAGACTTAAAGATAAAAAATGGAGGATAGACAATTTATATAAAATTCGCAATAAAGAAGGCAAGCTCGTTAAATTTAGAAGAAATAGAGTACAGCAACACTATAACGCTAATTTGCATACTAGGAATGTAATACTTAAATCAAGACAACTGGGGTTCACTACTGACGAATCCATAGATACTTTAGATGATGTTTTATTTACTCCCAACATAGATGCACTCTTGATAGCTCATAACTTAGAGGCGGGTGAAAGTATTTTTACTAAAAAAATTAGTTTCGCTTGGGAAAAGTTAAGACCTGAAATAAGGAAATTATACCAGTTGGACAATAAAAGTTCTAAGACTCTTAAATTTGGTTTTGGTGATAAGGGTTTTAGTTCTATCGCAGTGGATACTTCGGGGCGCTCAGGAACATATCAACGACTCCATATTACTGAACTAGCCGAAGTATCTAAGAAATACCCCAAGAAAGTGCCTGATATAATGGAGGGTACTATTCCGGCAGTTCCTACCACGGGAAGAATTGATATAGAATCAACATCTCAAGGAGCGAGTGGTGAGTTTTACGAAATATTTATGGAAGCGTGGGAAAGAGGAGCACCTAAATCTCCCTTGGAGTGGAAAGCACATTTTTATAATTGGACTTGGGATGATGAAGAACTTGCAAAAATAACTATTGCGATTCCCTTTAGGGAAATGCAACAAGGTGAAAGGTTTAGAGAGTATGCCGAAAAGCATAATTTGAATTCTGTTCAGATAACTTATTATTATAATAAATGGCTATCTCTCAATAAAAAATGGAACAGTTTGAAGCGAGAATATCCCACAACGCCACAAGAGGCTTTTGATGCTATCTCTGAAGGGACATTCTACGGGGAAACAATAGGTATAATGCAAGAGAATGGACAGATAGGATTATATCCATTTGATAGAGCCTTGAAAGTTCACACCGTTTGGGATTTGGGGGTGGGTAAAAATTTAGTGGTGGGATTCTACCAACGAGACACACTAACTAATCATATAAGGAAAATTGATTATGAGGAGGGACAAGGCAGTGAAGGAATACCAGAAATGGTAGCCAGAGTTTTGAATAAGCCATATTCTTTTGGTAAACATTTTGGTCCACATGATTTAGAAGCCACTGATATTGGAACTGGTAAAACCAGAACAGAAATTGCCAAATCCCTAGGACTAAAATTTACATTAGTGCCAGAACAGTCTATTGAAGATGGAATAAACGCAGTTAGTGTTTGGCTTAATAGAGTTTATGTGGATAAGGAAAAGTGTAAAAAGTGGATTAGAGCCATGAAAAGTTACGAACATGAGTGGGATGAAAAACGAGGAATGTACAAAGATGAGCCATTGCATAATTGGGCTTCTCATGGGGCAGATGAAGCCAGATACGCGGCATTAGCCGAAAAACAAATGACAAACGAGACTTTCGTTAAAAGACCCTTTTACGATGAAACAGAGGCTATCTGGAAAGGCGAACCCAGTAGGTCAATAGACAAATTTTTATGACAGAAGAAGAAATAGAAATATATTTAGACGAGAAGATTGATAACCTAAAACCAGAAATTAAGGAAAGGTTTGTGTATAATTTTAGGTATGATGTAGTTCACGAAGGTGAAAAGTTTGTTCAGTTAGCCGTAACCCAGCATAAGTTTAAGCCCCCTTTAATTTCCTTTTTCATAAAGGTAATTGCTCAGACTCCTGATTTATCTACTAAATTATTAGATGAACTTATAAACCATGAAATTATACATACTTTCTATGGAATGGGCGAAATTGCAGCTACAGGAAGACAAAAAAACATTCATTTTCAAAAGTCTTGAGTTATCCACATAGATATAAACACTTGACAAGTGGTATATTTTACTTATGGATAAAACTAATTTTGAAGTAGTGGAAGAAAATGCGATAGAAACTAACAGTGATATTAAGTGGTATGGCAAAGAAGACCGAACTGAAGAGAAGTCCATCCACGACAAAGGCAAAGGTGAACCTGTTGTTATTCGACTATTTGAGTTTAAATTTCGTCCAGATTTAGAGAGATTGCCGACTAAAGAAGAACTCTTAACTCCTGAATATATAAAGCAATTAAATACTCTTTTGTGGGCAGATGCTCTGCGTATGGTGTTGGAACCCAGAGTAGAGATTAAAAAGGAGGGATGTAAAATCTTTGTACCTTGCCAAGCGACAACCGGAAATAGCTTTTTAGAAGAACCTAAACTGTTACAAGAATGGATATAAAAGACATTCAAACAAGATACTCAGAATCGTTTGAGTTTTTACAAGCTCGCAAGAAAAGGCAGGCGAGTCAATTAAAACTCTTGGTGAACTTGCAAAAGGGCGACCAGACTATTGCTTCGACTCTTTTACTTACACTTTTCAATCGTGTGATGTCCTCGCTCTATGATGATAAGTTACAAATTAAATTTCTTCCGAGTCAAGGTATAAATCAGGACCAAATAAATGCTTATAATATTCTAGCTCAATCAGATTACTTGGAGATGGGCAAAGCTAAACTAGATTATGATTGGTGTTGGGATACACTATTCTATGGGCGGGGTTACATGGAAACACTAAGGTTCAACAAGAAGCGTAAAATAATGGAACCACATGTCATTAATCCGTTAGTGTTCGGATATGACCCTATTGTAAGCGAAGTCCAGGAATGGAGATACTATTGGAAGTGGATTACGAAGAACAAATGGGACCTGAATAAACTGATTCAAAGTGGAAAGATAACCGGCATTAAAGACGTAAAAGAAATACCGTCCGGTGTCGATGAATATTTATGGGAATACAAACAGATTGTAGACCAAGCTAGAGAAGGAATAGTGCCTGTGCCTGATCCTGGCACACATGATGTTTTTCAAATATTGGAGTTTTATTGCTACAACGATGAAGGTAAGAAATCCGTATATTGGGTGGACAAAAATTTCTCTAAAGTTTTAATGGAAGAAGAGTTGGAGTTGGATGACGATGGAGACGAGGATCACCCAGGTTCAAAATGGCCTATTGTAGTTAAAGAGTCTTATAGGCAACCCCACTCCTCGCTGCCTTTCTCCATTGCCGACTTATTAGATGACAAACATCGGGCAAAATCCGTTTTGCTTAATCTTGCCTTCATAGCGGCTAAAGATGAAGCTAATCCCGTCTATCTCTACAACACGGACAAAGTAGATGATGTAACCCAATTCTTGTCACGCCAAGTAAATCAACATATTCCAGTATCAGATGTTGTGGATGCTGTCGCTCCACTTAATAAGGCAAAGACAATGTCCCCTGAACTCATCAATTTCATTAGAGTCTTAGAAGCTGAAGCGGAAGACCCCATGGGAGCGGGCAGACCAATGCAACCCGAAGGGGGAGGAGGCAAACAAACAGCTACTCAGGCCGCTATAGACCAACAACTTAACGATATGGCTCAATCTTTACTTTCTAAAGTTATGCAATTCGGCGAATCAGAGTTTTGGTCTCATTGGTTTCATCGGTATGCAAAAAACTCTGAATCCTTAGGCTCAAAGATGGCGAATATCGTAGGAGTTAAGGGTGTAGACTCAAAAGAAATCGATTTGTCAGTTTTCCACACCGACTATCCGCCAGGCATCATGGTATATTCAGCAAAAGAGGCGGAGTATAAAGAATTAGTTTTACGAAGAGACTTAATGCAGTTATATCCAGCGTTAGTGCAGACTCTAGACCCAGACGGCATCCGCAATTTTAATAAGCATGTGTTCTTTCCAAAATTCTTACAAGACCCTTCACTCATAGATGTGATGCTTCCTAAGACAATAGATGAAATGAAAGCAGAGGAGGAGAATGAGCAACTTAAAAATGATTCTCTTCCCCAAGCACAACCTACCGACAATCATACCACCCACATTTACACTCATCACATGGTACAACCCAAGACTTGGGCAACCTGGCTTCACATTATGGAACACGAAGAAATGTTAGCCGAACAAAAAGCTCAAGAGCAACGAATGATGATGCAAGAAATGCAAGGAAGTGAGTTAGGAGGTAAAGGAAAGGTCGGAAAGGAGAAGTCCTCACCATTAGCACAGGCATCTCCATTAAAAACAGAAATAAAAAATGAAAAAGTCAGTTAAGAAAAAAGTAGAAGAAGTCAAGCCAATAGTGAGTGTGATAGAAAATACTACAGTAATGGAAGAAGTTAAAGTAGAAGTTAAAGTAAATAAATTAGACATAGGGTTTCCAAATGAAGACATGAACAAAGTGGTCGCAAAATTAAACGAAGTAATAGATAAATTAAATGATTAACCCATACCCAAATCTTCCTTATGAAAAAGGAGGGACAGCGATGCAGAATTATGGTACGCACGCTTCAGTTAAAGCAGTGTATGCTAGTGAAAATGCATCCACTTCTTCAGTTATCACACTTACTCAAGATACCACAGCAATAGAGATAGCTGCTGTTGGAGCATCGCCCACAGGCGCGGTGATGCGTTGGGTAACTTCAGTGGCGGGTTCTAACGCAAGCACCTCCGTTATTAGCGCCGCGGGCACAGCCAACTTTGACCATGTAATAGCAAACAATACAGTAGTAAAGTTTGCTATTCCGATAGAGAGACAAGACACAAACGCCTTCGCTAGTGTGCAAGGAGCAAATAGAGCCAATGGTCTTTATAGAAGGGTCGCAATTAAATCCATAGGAGTAGCAAGTGTACTTCTAACAGAATACTAAAATGAAAAAAGAAATTAATAAAATGATGAAAGAATTTAAGCGGGACACAGGTAAAGTCAAAGGAATGACACGAAGAGAGGCTAAAGTTAATAAGGCCGCAATTAAAAATGGTTTCTAACAGGTCGAGTAATTATTAAAACAATTAAAAAATAAAATGGGTATAAGATTTCCCTTACAAAGAATTCGAGTAGTAAATAATGGAATAATCGCAACAGGACCAGCTTCAACCGCAGGTGGTGTAGCAAATACTTTCACTATTCCTCAAGATACAGATAATATTGTAGTTAAGATGACGGCGTCTATTATGGCGGGGGGTGTTAGTGCAGTTCTACAAACCACAGATGACGCAGGAACCACTTGGTATGATGTTGCTCGAACCAGTATTGTTTCCAATGCTAATGGAGTCACCGCTCAATGGCTATCAAGTCCCGTTATTGGTACAGGAAATAGAACAACTAATCAAATTGGGAGTATTGTGGCAACAGGCAGCACTATTTCAGTTGGAAGCATCAATGGCGCAATAGGTACTGCCGGAGCTTCGACTCTTGGACAGTTAGAAGTGTCAGGTCTACCAATTCTAAGTTCACAGGGTCGTATTTTCTTGAGATACACGTCCGCAGTTACGAGTATTATCGCTGAGGTGGTGGATGTATATGTTAATAGCGAGTCAGGAACAGCTTAATGAATAATGCTTTTATAAATAAAGAAGTAGCGTCCGAAGATTCTTCGGTTCTCTTGAGAGAACAAGTAGAAAAAACTATTAAAATTATAGAAGCGTTACAAAATATAGCTGGTTCTAATTATTGGAAAGTTCTTCAACAAAATGTATTTGAAGTGGACTTATCTAAGGCGAAGAGTCGACTCGCTAAGGAAAAGGACACAACAGAAATATTCCGCTTACAGGGTGAGATTCGATGGGGAGAAAAATTCGACCTAGAAAAGCTCCTAGAAAAGTATCGGAATGAATTATTAGGTATAAGAAAACAATTATGAACCCAGCTACTGTGAGTGCAAATGCTCAGCAACCAAGACAGATGGAACGCCAGGGGGGAAAGACAGTTCCTTATACGAAAATGTATCCTCTAGTGAGGGGAGGGTTATGTGATTGGTGTGGAGTGTTGGACAAAAACCAGCCTTCGACCTATCAGTATAAACTCTGTCCCCATTTCAGAGGAATGGGTGATATTGAATGTTCTTACTGTGACCCTACCAAAGACCCAGTTGAGGTCATTAGGCACTCAGTAATGAAAATTCACGACCACCCATACGACAAAGATCAGTTTGGAAGACCAAACATCGTAGTTGTATGCGATTCGTATGACTGTTCTACTAAACATCGGGCACGCTTTGACGTGACTGCGTAACTTACTCTAAGTTAGTCACTTGGAGAATGATTAAAAGACTAATAACATAATTAAGATTCGCCTCTTATTTATTGAAAAATATGGCTGACGAAGAACTAGATTTAGAATTAGACGAACAAGAGAACATTAATAAAGTCGAAAAAAGAATTAAATCGCTCTCTGAAAAGGTTAAATTGACTTCTGAGGAACGAGATGAATTGAAAGGGTTAAATGATAATTTAACCGCCGAAAAACATACTCTTTCTAAAGAACGAGACTTCTATAAAGGTTTCAACCAAGTTTCTGCAAAGTATCCAGGAGCGAATGAGTATCAGGATAAAATCTTAGAGAAAGTGAACGCGGGATACGAAGTGGAAGACGCGACTATCTCAATTTTAGCGAAGGAAGGCAAGTTTTCACCTGTCGTTCCCGTAGTGGAAAAAGAGACTGTTGCCGGGGGATCTGCCTCTACTGCCCTAAAAGGCGGAGAAGGTAAATCCCCCGAAGAGATGACGCAAGCCGAACGAGAGGCGACTCTCAAGGATTATGAAGCCAAAGGAGAACTTAAACTTTAAAGAGATTCCGTAAAGTCGGAATTATAATGCCAGTAACAGTAAGAGGTTCAGGATGGGGTGGCGCAAACACCGATGTTTCCGCACTCCTTCAGGCGTACATCACCGGAAAGATTGATGTGCTAGAACCTGAACTTAAATATGCCCAATTAGGGCTTAGAAAGGATGTCCCCCAAGGGTATGACCGTCTTCTCTGGCCACAAACTAATCAAATACCAGTCATGATAAACATTCGTGGTTCTACCCTTGGTGGAACTATGTATGATTCTGTATTGGGAGGTTCGGTTTGGGGAGCAGGTGCGTCAATTCAAGGAGGAGCAGCCGCAACCGCACCTGGTTTTCCAGTGTCTTCAACAGAAGGTGTGAGAGGAATTGTAGAAGGC